TATTTTTTCATTTTCTTCTTCAATAACATCTGTTATAAAATTAAGTATTCCAGTTTTTTCTTCTTCAGTTAAATCAGTTCTTGTTGTATTAATATTAAATGTTTCAACACCAATCTTTTTCAGTTTTTCAATTGGATTATCTTCTTCAGGCATTTTATTTCGTCTCAATAATTCATTTAGTGTTTCGGATGTTCCAACGGTGGGACCGTCCTCAACCTTTTGACTTAAAGCAACATGTACTTTAGACATTCCTTCGGCTTTCTTTTCTAATCGTTCTAAATCCTCTTCATCATAATGTTTGAGATTCTTTTATGTTTTTGTATATCTGTATCGGGGGTCATCGATAATAATTTTCATCGTATCATTATTAAAGATACAATCTTCAAATGTCTGACCATCTTTAGCAAATCTGGCTTTAATTATTCTGATGTTTGCAAAATTGGCTTCCTGTTGTGCTGGTGTTTTGGCGATTGACATGAAGAAATGTGCTTTTTGCATCCTTTTAATATTACCACCAGTTTGTTGTGCTTCAACAAACCCAGCACCAATACCCGAACGATTACTTTGAATTGCAGTCCATGCTGGAATATTTAAATCTGCAGCAAGTGCTTCAAACCCCTTAACAATTGCAAGTTCCGCTTCATTTCTATCGGAAGATTTTTTGTGGCTTTCAAGACAATCAAGATAATCAAGAACTAAAATATCAAATTTAAATCCAAATTTCTTTTGATAACTAAGCATCCAATTTTTTATATCTTTTATTGTCGTGTCTTCTTGATTAAATCTTTTAACCAACAACCTTCCCTTACCTTCCAATTTAGTGGTTACATCAACAGCGTTATCAAAAACTCTTTTATTTTCCTCATTATCTTCAAGTCTACTTAATGCAGATTCTGCCCAAATAACATAATGTTTTCGTTTAATTTGATCATTGGTGTCTTCAAAAATAACATGCGCAACATTTTTCTCTTGAAGATATGCTGTACTGGCAATAACTGTAAGTGCGGTAGTATTATGGGTTAATATATAGTCATCAATCACATAAAGGTGGTCATTATTTTCAACATATATGCACGTTGCATCTTCTTCATGAGAATATTCAATGTTTTTAATGAATTTATTATATTCATATTTATCCCGAATAACAACTCTATCCAATTTAGCAGGTAATGTGCATGGAATAATGTCGTTATTTGGAAAACTAATGGTTAGAACATAATTTAATTTGCCCGAAATTTTAACACCACTACTATTCGTATATTTTTTAATTTTTTCGGTGCTTCTACAAGTACCACCTAAAGATAAAACCAACTCCCTTATATCTTCACTTAATTGTTTTGAAACTGTTGAATAAACAATGGCATTATTTTTACCAACCCTCCCATCTGAATCAATCAAACCTTGTAATAATTTTTCTCTATATTCGACACAATTATATAAATAAACATTAGGAATAAATTTGGTACTTGAGTCACTACCATATAAACCTAATTCATTGTCCAATATACTTCGTGAATTTACTAATGATATTCTATATAATTTTTTGTGATTATCTTTACGACCTTCATATTCATAAGCCACCACGTTTTTTTCAAGACCACATATTTTATTAACAATAAATAAATCCGATGTGATTATATGTGGTTGACTTTTCCCTGTTAAACAACCATCTCCTAATAATATCCCCATAACATATGGGTCAATTTTTACTTCAATTTTATTAAATTGAATTGGTGACACATTTGGTAATCTATAGTTCAAACCATTCTTCAATTTAAAATCTTCAAGCATTTCAGATGTTTTTAATATCTGAAATGTATGGTCTGGTATGCTTAATGTTTTACCATTAACATTAGTTTTCTGATTTCTTTGTTTATATGAATTTACTGACCACAAATGTTCCAAATCACAATGCGCTGTAGTTTGGTCAGAAAACGTAATTTTATATATTTTTCGTTTACCTTGTGGATATACACCTAAAATTTTTTGTGGTTTACCATCACTACCAAACACATAATCACCAACCTTTAATGTACCATTTTCAACCCAACCATTTGGTGTTAATACCTTATGACTATTTGGTAAGGCTTTCCCGACACCCGAAGGGGCTAAAATCACACCGATTTCTCCTTTACCCAAACCACCGCCAGTAAGACTATCAATCGCACCAATACCTGTTTGTATGGTTTCTCTGAATTCTTTACGAAGTGCTTTTGCTATCCCCTCACCAATATCTTCACAATTATCATCTTCTTCACCAATATGTTGAATTTTTAAAAACTTATCTTCAATAGCATTAATTGTATGTTTGTTTTTAATTTCCCCATTTTTTACTTTTTCCTGAATAGTTTCACCTAATTTTCGATATTCTTGCTGTTTAATGAACGCAATTGTTGATTTTTGTATAACATCACCATCATAAAGCATTTGTTTATTTATCACACGCTCATTCCAATTTTCAATACGTCTGATTACTGCAAATAATGATTCTTCCTCAATGGCATTATTAACTGTTTTGTATTTGTTTATCGCTAAATGAATACTTTGATTCTGAAGATTTGGAACTTTATCGAATTCTTTGAAATATTCCAACATTATAATAAACAACCGCTTAAGATTTGGGTCGTCAAAATATTCAATTGCTAGATCAGGTATTGTTTTTTCGGCAAATTCTGGTTCAACCAATAATTGCCACATTAAATGTTGGTGAAATTCAGCCCCTAAATATACTGTAAAGGTATTTTCGGTCATTATAAATAATAGGTATAAAAATGGGCGGGAATAATCTTAAAAAAAGGAAAATACAAATAATTTATTCATCCAATCCCGCCCTAATAAAGTTAATTTCTATTGAGTTTTCTCAATAATTCATCACGTTTATATGCAGGAAGTTCTCTAATTTGATTAAAAGATAAACCCTTATAATTAATTAGATCGTAATCATCCCACATATTTTTAATATCAGTTTTTTTAATTTTTTCAAAAATTTGTTCAGTAATATCAATGACAGCATATAAAATATCAAGAGAGTACCTAGCAACAGGATTAAATCCATCAACAAAAAATTCTCGTTCAACAATTGGATTTTCATTAATATATAATCCAATTTTACAATGAACACCACGAATTGTTTTTTGTTCAATTTGTTGTACAACTGATTGGGGATTGTAACATAAATCCTGTCTCCATTCTTTAGGGTAATGGTTAATTATTTTCTGATTATATGAATATAAATCGTAAACCTTTTCCTCCATCCCACCATTATTGTTGGTAACATTACCAACCTCGAATAAAACATCATAACTGCGTTTAGATAGAGTTTTTTGTAGTTTTGTGATTGCTCGTGGAAGAATGTCTCTTATGTTAATTGCATATCTTGTAAAAGGATTAAACTGATCGGCATCAAACATTTTTTCACATAAAAGTATATTCCCCTGATATAGCGAAAACCTAAACACATTTTTATTTTCCCTTTCGTCCATTTTAAATAATTTTTAGATTGTTAATATATACACAAACATATAAAAAATTCATCAAATTTGAAAGGATTTTTTATAATCCATTCTTATATTTTTTAATATATTCACTAAGTAATTGTTTTTCATTCATAATTACAGTATAAAATGGTTCAACATACTGAACAAATGTACTACCATAGACACTCAAAAAATCATCTTCAATCATCATATTATAAAGATTTTTACTTCCACGATCTTCAGGTGATAATGGAATTTCTAATTGTTTAAGTTCTTCCTCCGCTTGTTCATTAAGTATTGGTTGACGTAAATTAACTAACTTAAAATTAGTTTTGAGTCTCGGTACATTATTTACAATATTTTCAAGTGCCTTTAGTGGTTTTTGTTTTTTTCCAATTCTTTCCTTATTAATGTCGTCAGCCCTTTTACAAATTTCTCTAACTGTCATTGTTTTATACTTGAGTTCAGGAAAATACTTTAATAATGTATCTTCTTTTACACCACCAACACCACTAATATTATCAGCAGTATCCCCACAAATTATTTTAATTGTTAATGCATTACTATAATGGTGATTAAAATGCATAATATAATTGGCTTTTGTTACAGGAACATCAATGTTTGGAAATAAAATTGTGATATTTAAATCAAATAATTGAGCGAAATCTCTGTCATTTGAATACAAAAAAATTTCTTCTTTATTGTTATGATCAAGACAATATTGAGCGATCAGGTCATCGGCTTCAATATCAAAGACTTCAATTTGTCTGAGAAACAATTCTTCAGCATATTGCTGAATTCTCTTTCTTTGTTTAAGTATAGATTCTTCTTTTTCATTTTCCCTACGAATTTCAGCATCACTCATTTCAATTCTTTCGTGCCATTTCTTAGAAACCCGATTGGCTTTATATTTACTATCAATTCTATATCGATATATTCCACCCCCTTCACCGTCCCATATAAGTACAACTTTATTAATCATATGGTCTTTGATTAATTTTCTAATGGTTGTTAAAAATGAATACAAACCGCCAATATATCCATATTTAGCGGTTTGTATATCTTTTGCTCCATGAAATGAACGCTTTAAAAGATACGAACTATCAACTAAAAGTGTTCTGATTTTCATTTTTAATCATTTTCCTCAACTTTTGGATTACGTTCGATTAATTCATCCTCAAATGAAACGTTTCCGTCAATATCCATTGCTTTTGACTGAAAAGAAATATCATCAGCAGTTAAATTATCATCTTCAAAACGATTTCGAAAATACAAGATGTTTTTCTTCTTATATTCATCAATACTGGCTTTATCACCATATACAAATCCATGTGGTGTTGACATAATTTTCCCTTCCAATGAAATTCCACCCCATTCTCCATCAACATGATTTTTAGCAATATTTACTTTATTACTAAATCCAAAATTCAAATCACGACCTTTACTTGTTGCGGTTTCTCTTGCAGTTCCATGTGTTAAAATACCACCGAAATGATATATAAGTCTTGCACCGAAGAAAAATGTTTCACCACCTTTATGCTTTACTACTTTATTCATACTATCATACCAGATTTTCTGAACAGCAGCAAGTGTCATTGTATATTCACTATCAATTTTACGTGAATTAGGAATCATATTATTTAATAATGACATGAACGCTTTTTCATAAGCACCAGCATTCCACATATTATTATCACTATCATCCTTTTCCAAAGCATTGATTGTTTTTATGCAATTTAATGTACCAATAGAATCAATCCCAACATAAACATCTCTTGGAAGTGCACCACTTAGTTGCATATCCCTGAAATCATAAATAGCCTTTGCCATGTCTTCAATACTGGCTTCTTTTCTATTTTTATCCTGAACAATACCGTATTTTTCCAACAAATACCTGTTATTCACAAGCAAATATTCACCATCCCAATCAAATCCCATCATTGTTAAACGTTTATTACCTTCATCGATATTATTTTCAGTATCGATGATAATTACAAATTGACCCATTTTCTGTGCATTAACAATTGAACGCATAAGTGCAGTTGATTTACCAGTATTGGAATAACCACGGAAAAGTGTAACATATCCAATGGGTACACCGGGCATACCCGTTGCTTCTTTCAAACCATCATCAATTGAAATCCATCTTAATGGTTTGGAGGGAACTTCTGATGCACCGATTTTCTTTTTAAAGTCATCAAGACTAAAATTTTTTTTAGGTGTCGGTTTACGTACCTCATTAGTAGGTACATCTTCAATTTTTTTCTTTGCCATAAATTTTTAATTAAATATAGATAAAAAAAGGGAAACTTTCATTCCCCTTTTCTTATTTAGTAATTTTTAGAAATTAAAATGGAAGATCATCATAATCACCACCAATATTATCTTCAGCATCATCTGCTCCATCAGGAATATCCTCATAATCATTATCATCCGATGATTTACTTGCTGCAAGCGTTTCCTTACCAATATCAGTAGCATCATCATTATATCTGCCAACATCATTTGATGTCACATTATTAATTGTAACATTTGGTGTATTTTGATACTCTAAATCACTCGCCTGTTCAAATTCTTCTTCATTATTATCAAGATTCATTGAACGAGTATTGGCTTTTTCCTGTAAGTCGGGACGACCCGGAAAGACCCAATGTTTATTCGTTTGATCAGTATCATCCCAATAAGGATTTGTACCTGTAGCCACCATTTGAAGGAATTCATAAGGTGTAATGTTTGGTGCTTTCAGTGGAAGAAATACGTCTCTCCATGAAAAGTCATCATCCAACCAAGCCCTCACAACCTGCGGATCAGCATGTAAAGGTGATTTACCTTTTGCGGTAATTGCGGAGATTGCTTTATATACATGACCATTGAATTCACTATCTGTCATAATTATATTAAGATCAGTTCCTGTCTTTGCATCACTAAAATCAGCCTGTTGACTTGTCATATAATCTTCCAAGATCGGAAGAAGTTTATCAAGAGTTCCCTGATTCTTATAATTATGTTTAAATCTCCAAAACTTAACCCCGTCTTTTTCAGCACCCTTATCAATTCCACGAACAATATAGAATTTCTTGGCTTCCCATTTAATGGCTTCCTTGTAAATCTCATCGTTCTTGGCTTTAATAACCTTTTGTTCATCAGTCATGTTATCTTTTTTAATGCCTTTTAATGACTGATCTTGTTTTGCAAGCCATGACTTGTATTTCGCACATAATGGACATGGTGCAGGAACAAGTAATGGTGCTCCATTATCATCCAATAAAGGTTTTCCGTCTGAACCTAACTTCGGAACTTTCGGGTCATTATGAGCAGGACAGTAAATAACCGTTCCATGCTTTTTCTTACCACCAGCAATATTTGTGGTAACTACATGGAAGAATGCTTCTTCGATGTGTTTTTTACCGGGTTTCGGGGGAAGAATTCTGAAAACTTCTTTAGATTTTCGTGGGACGAAATACTTTGCTAAAAGGTCTTCACGTGATTTTCTTGTTGTGGCTTGTGTTTGCTTTTTTTGATAGTCGGCAAACATCGACCTTAGTTTTGACAGGTCTTGTCCTGTCTGATTCGAATTTTCCATTTTCAATTTGTTTTTACAATAAAATTATTTTTCAGTTTAAAAAAACATGCTACAAATATAGCCTTCAATAAATATAAATACAAGACTTTTTAAAAATAAACTTTCTTTTTTATATGATTATTTAATTTCTTTAGATATATATACTTTACCCATAAATATTATGGTAAACTCATCAACATTCCCTTTTATATTATCCATTATAATTTTACTTGCTTCTTTATCCCTCAAAATTTCTTTAGCATGACAGTTTTGTGCTGCTTTCATAAAACTAATTATTTAATAATGTATTGGAAACAATAGTAAATGATAATGTTTGTTTATTTTCATAATAATTACCATTTTTCATTCTAATTTGCAATTTATAATCTTGAGGTATCAACCATGATGTATCAAGTGTAAATTCATATCCATTACTCGTTCGATTAACACTAGTAAATGGAATAACATCAATTTCATATTTACTACCTACTGTTGTAAATAATCGATATTCAATATCCAAAGGTAAAAAATTATTTTGATTTGGATATAATTCTTTTATTGATAATTTCACTTTTCTTAGATTTCCTGCAACAATATTCTCCTTTTCATTTATTCCCCAGAAATAAAAGAAATAATTATTGAAATCAATTTGATTTGATTGATCAAAAGTATAATATTTTTTCTCGGAAATTAAATAAAATTCACCAACATGTTGACTCTGACGACCATTTATTGTGAAATTCCATTCATCTTTAAATAAAACAGCATCGGGATATGTCCCAGAATTAATATTTAATGTAATTTTATACACACCCTTACTTACATTAACAATCGAATCACCAGTCAGTGTTTCAATTAAATTATCCTCATAATCATAAACATTAACATTTTGAATATTAATATTCTGCTGAATTCCACCAATATTTACATAAAGGTATAAATCATTATCTTTGTCCAGATAAAAATAATTACGGTCATCTTTAATCGTATCATCAACAACTGTTTCGATATATGGTTCATACCAAGTATTTGTATTTTTTGCATGAAAAGCCACTGCTTGAGTATGTGATGTTATAAGTTCTTCAAGGTCATTAGGAAATTTTATACCCAGACCATAAGAAGTTCCACTATATGTGTTTCCAGTACCAAATAAACGTTGGTTTACGTAATCAGTAACGTCAATACTCAGACTTTCATTACCTTTTTCAAAACGCTGAGTTCCTATAATTTCTGTTGTGCCAGAATTGTATGCACCAGCCGTATTCCATTCAATATCTGTTTTTCTATATTCCCAATTTGATGCTTGTTGTACGGCATTTGGTAATAAGGTGTCGTCATAAATAAAATCATACCCACTGCCTTCATCCCAATCCTCGTTAATATTAAAAACATCCAAATCAAAACTACAGGCTCTTTCGATACTTTCAGAATAACTTTTTTTTCCCAAATATTCAGAAGCATACCTAATAGTATTTGTCAGATGTAATGTATGGGTCATCCCACTATTCGGAACAATAAACCCATTATTAATTTTATCAAGTAAATCCTGAAAATTAATATCAAAAATAAATCTTGTTACTCTCTGTTCAAAAGAACCATAACTAATTTCAGTAACGGGATTCTGAGAATTATTCGTTAAGTTTGAACTAATTAACGTATTGTTCTTTGAAAAATATGAACGATGAATACTCATTAATCTTTTTTATTATAAATACTCATAAACAAAAAAGACTACTCGTGGTAGTCTTTTAAATACATGAATATTTTATAAATATTTATTTCATTTTATTTACATTATATTTAATTAATATTTGAACGGCTTCTTTTTTTGTTATTCCTTCAGTTAGTCCTCGTTTATTCAATGCTTGTCTTGCCATTTTTACCTGTTCTTCGGTAATAACTTCCTTTTGTTCAATCTTTTCTTCACTGAGTTTTTTCAAAAATTGTAGGTCAGAGGTCGCAACTTCTTTTTCACCACCCCGTCCTTGAAGCGTAACACCGCCTTTAACTTTATTTCTTACAGTAAATTGATTATTATTTGCGTCTTCGTAACGATCACCAATTTCGCCCTGATATTCATCCATACCCTCTTCTTCATCAAGTTCTTCTTTTTCATCCTGACTACCAATATAATCATTAACATTTTGTGGTTTATATCCAAGAAGTTCATCAGTTAATTCATCGTTGTTTTCGATTGCTCTATTAATTCCTTTTCTTCCGGTGTTTGTTTTTGATAAATCTTCAGCAGTATCATCATCATCCAAAATATCTGCTAACGGATGTTTTGGTTTTTCTTCAGCATCTTTTGCTGCACCATCTTGTGCACTGGCTTCTGGGTCGTCTTTACGTGTATAATATTCAGGGTCTTCCATTAAATGGTCTAACGCAATTTCTACTGCAATCATTGGATCGTCAGTATGTTCCATTTCTACCTTTATACCTAATTTTATTTGTTCGGGACTGAATTCATTTGGTGATTTACTGTCACCAAGACCACCAGAGAGCATGTCACCAATTTCTTCTTTTTCCTGAGAAATTTGTTCAATATCATCCACTTGAGTATCGAGTTCCATATCGTCTTGTTCCATTCCCATAGTATCGAAATCTGGTTCCTGAAATTCATCTTCATCCAACTTCACAACTGAATCTGGTTTTTTCTTTTTCTTTGGAATTTGTCTCTTTGGTTTAAATTTCTTTCCAATTTCTTTTGGATATTCACTTTCTTCTTCATTTAATCCACCAAAAATACCAATCTGTCCTGTTTTATAAATTTGAATTGCGATTTCTTTAACCATTCGAACATAATCTTCTCTTGGTATTTGAAATTTTCTTTCACCTAATCTAACCGATAATGTCTCATCAGCCATTCTAATTAGATGTTCTTTTGCTTCTGGTGAAAGAGTTTTCTCAAATCCATGTTTAACTGCATCGTCAGCATTTATGTCATATACAATACTTCTCCCCAATTCTTCAAAAAACGGTTCTGCTTCTTTTGGAATTGCTCTGGTTTTCTTGAATGGTTCAGCCAATCCTTTTTCTCTTTTAATTTTCAATATTTCAGCATCAATCTGAGGACTTGTCGGGGTACTATTTCCTGCAGCAATGAGATTATCATATGCTTGACTATAAAGTTCTTGTTCTTCAGGATTTACTTCATCATCAAAGTCAATATCTACCATATCATAAGGGTCAATACCTTTAGTACCATCATCATCTATATCATCTTTAGGTAAATCAGCATCACTATAATCTGGTGGAAGTGCCATTATATCGTTATCGGAATTATTCTGAGTATAATCATCATTCTGATATTCATTTTCTTCATTAATTCCTAATTTCTTTTTAAGCAAATCTCGAACTTTCGCAGCACTACCATAATTTTTCTTTAATTTAGCACTTTTTGTCTGTCCATTATATTTTAAAGTAATTTGATATTTATCTCCAATATCAACAATATTTACAATATCAATACCAATATCACTTAATGTATCCTTAAGAATATATTGATTTGTTACTCCCATACTTTTTGCTTGGGGGTATAGCATTCCAGAATCACGAGCAGATTGCGAATAATGTAATATATTATTCAGATTTTCATTCACAAACTTATCGAGTTCATCAGATTTTACTCTTAGATCAGGATTTGTTGGCTTCTGATTAGCATATGCTTTGCTGGTTTGCATTGTTTCAGTTCCTTTTTTATATGGAATTTTATCAATTAATTTTATTGCTTCTTCAAGTTCTTCATCAAAACTATCGGTCTCAAAATTAGCATATTCACTAACAACATCCATAATTTCGGAACCATGCGTAGCATTAAATTCCTGTACGGCTTTCATATTCTCAGGTAAATCAACATTCATTGTTGCCGATTTTACTTTAAATTCAACCAAACTAGCATCATTTACATTATAAACATCATCCTGACCAGTTTCCATTGAATTAAGTCTAAATCTGAATACGAATTCATTACCATCATTATCATTAGTAATTATTTCAACGAAATTTTTATCACCTTCAGTTTGTGTGTTTGTCTGCTTAACCTGTGCTTGTTTATTTTTTAATTCATTAAATGCTTTTTCCACTAACTGAGTTCCTGTTTGAAAAACATTAGTGACAACTTCATTTAATTGTAATTTATTGACCCTTTTAAACATTTCAAGGAATCTTTCTTTACTGCCAATTGGAGTATGTACTTTCATTGTTTTTGGTTTTTTTTTATTCAAAAATTATTGGATTGGCTTTGCCAAACTTTCTCATTATTATCGCTGCTTCAGCATTTGCTTCATTTTCAATATCAGTACCATCTTCACCAGCACCATCATAAAGTTTCCCATCCTTTTCTTGTTTACGATGTACTAATTCATGTGCTAATGTTCTCAATATATCCGCAAGATTTCGATTAGCAGCCACAATTCTTATAATTCCAGTACTTGGAATATGTTTACCGAAAGATGCCATTTCTCGTGCCTCTGACGGATCGTAAGATATTTCAATTTTATCATTTGGTATGTCCAGATATTCACAGACTTCCCGAATAAATTTATCAATAATCTCAATTTTCTTCTCTTTCGGAAGAATCGTTTCATTAAGACGATTGACTTTATTCATCATTTCAAAAAGCCTATCCTTTGAACCATATGGATGCGAAATTCTCATATTTAATCAATTCGACTTAACCTATTTTTAAACATCGTGATTATTTCACCATCATCAAGTTTAACCGCAACTTCTCTACCCCAATCAACAGGTTTATATGCACCCTGAATATTCGTAGGAACACCCCTACCATTAGTCTTTACTTCACGTGGAGAAACAACGACACCAGTTTTATTTGAATCAACACCAGAACCATCACTTACCTTGACTCTCATTCCCTGAGTAAAACTCTCACGTAATATATTTTTTTTCTTTTTTGATTCATTGAAATCATTAAAACTATTCTGAACATCAATTTTCGATTTATGTGGCAAATCATCAAAATCAGCAACATATGTACCATCAGGTAATTCTTTAATACCTTTTTCTGTCACACCACTATGTTTTTCTGTAAACCAATTGTCCTGCCAAAAATCATTTAAATTAAAATAATATGGATATGATACCTGTGTTTTATTCATGAGTTTTTCAGCATTGGTTGGCTCACGAACTTCTTCAACATCAGCATTCAACTCACCAATTTTACTGTTTAAACCCTGAATTGTCATATTCAGACTTTCCAACTGGTCATGAATACTTTTCATGGCTTCAATATTATGTCTTATAATTTCATTTTGAAGATTATCTACTCGATTTTCTGCGGTTTCTGGTGTTGGAGACATTCCCATGCCAGCATCAGCAGCCATAGGATCACCTTCTGGTGTTATTGGTTGGTCTGCTGGTGGTTCATTGCCTTGAGTATCGAAAGCAGGTACTGGTGGTTTCACACCACCCTCTGGTTCATTTGAGGGTACTGGTGGAACAGCACCCTGTGGCTTTGGAGCATCTTCCTGCTCACCAGCCTCATTAGTTAATACCGGAAGTTCATCAAATTCATCACCATCACTTACCAATGGGCGATATCTTGTTGATTCATTAATTACATATCCAGTACGATGTTTGAACTTCCTTAAATATTCTTCGGGAAGCATCGATTTCTTTTCATTTGCCATTATCGAATGAATATTAATATTGTTCTCTCAGTAATTGACGACCATCTTTAGTAACAAAAATTTTATCAACACGTTCAACTAACCCTTCACGTTCATTAAGAACGATTTCTTTAGTTTTTCTTGTGTCAGACATTTCCTCAACTTGAGGTTCATCAACAAAATTACTGATTGCTTTTTTAATGTTATTTTCCATAGTAAATATAATTATTTATTATAAATACTATAGAACATTTAATTTGACACCAATGTAACTACATATCTTTTTAGAAGTTCGAAATTCGGAAAGATTTTGTAATAAGATTGATAAATCTCACCCTCTAAATCTTCTTTATAATAAAAACTTCTGGATTTTATTTTAGTAATTAATGTAATAATATCGAATTTGAAAAAACGATACATCTCAACATTTAACCCGTATATCTTATTATCAGACAAAAGATAAAGCATTTCATTCTTAAAATTATATATTTTTGTAATTTCTTTTGGAATTACATCCATAATATCTTGAACATCTTTTAATTGAAAAAAAACGGGGTCTAAATTAATATATTGATATTTGGGTGTAAAATAAAATTGTGGTGCTAAACCTACAAATGTATCAACACCTTTAACATGTGATGCCTTGCTTTCTAGAAAACTAAATTCCCAATAAAGTTCATTTGTGATGATTTTCTTTTTGAGAATGTCAGCATTTTGAATTATTTCGTTATTAGGATTACAGGCTTTCATAAATGACCAACCCACATATAATGTGGGAAGCAATTTATTGAGTTCGTGATAAACCTTGGGTTCGTTAAAATAATTTACATAATCTACTTTCGTGTGATTGACGAGTTCTTTTTCATGAATAACATTAGCGATTTTCATATTCTAATTAATTCGTATCTTTGTATTTTTAAGAATTAACATTAATTAATTATATTATCTTTATTAATCATTTGAACCCAATCACCGTGTTTTAAATCCGTGCGTTCGGTGGTATCAACAACTCGTATCATATCTCCATCATTAAAAACAACAACACGTTTGGCTTCTGGATGAATTTTTAATGCTTCACCCTTTAAATCAATAAGAATTCCTTGTCCCTCTTTAAGAATTTGTCCCAATGCCTGACTAAAGGTCATTGCCAGAAAAAAATAATCTTCTGGTTTGTCCTCATAATTTTTATCGTATGGTTTTGTATAATTTTTACCCATTTTGACTATCTCCTTTCATTACACGATAACTATCGTTTGGGTCATCGGGTGTACTAATTTCCATTATATCAGCGGTTGAAATTGCGAATATTTGATGAACCACCCCCTGTGGAATACTTATTACATTTCCTTCTGTTGCAATCTCAACATATTGCTCCCCAGTATCGGGATTTACACCAGTTATTTTAACACAACCCTTTAAAATATAAAATGTTTCATGTTTATTTAGGTGAAAATGAAGACTTCCTGTTGATTCATTTTCAAAATGTAATATTTTACCACAATACATATCATTATTAACAATATGTAATTCATATCCCCATCCCTTATCTACCTTTTTAATTGGTGTTTTGACTTTAAAAATTCTATCGTTTCCACTCATATTTTCTCTGGATTTACCACAGCAACACCCTTCTGACTAACAACCCACGCTGCACATCGGTTTGCAAAACGTATTGCCTTGCGAATATCGTCATTTTTTATGTAATCTGCAACTAATCCTGCCAAAAAAGTATCGCCAGCACCACTAAGGTCTCTGACTTCATGTTCTGTTTTTATTGGAATTTTGGTAAACCAGAGTTTTGCACCATGTCTGCCTGTTGTTACAACCAATTCTCCTTCATATGATTTGGAGAGCCATTCATTGTTTTCATTAAACTCTTTTTCATTTATTTTTATTATTTCAACACCACGTGCCCAATCACCGATTTTTTTCTTGGTGTCCATGAAAACCAAGGGATGAAGTTCTGAAATCCAATTAATAATTTCTTCAGATAAAAACCCCTTATTATAATCTGAAATAACAACTGCATCATATTTCTTAAAATCAATCGAATTAAATTGAGTGGAAGTTATTTGTCTGATTTCATCTTTTTCATCAACTCTGAGCAACATCTGATTACTGACTTCATCAACATAACGAGTTTTTACTGGTCTGATATCATTTGTGATTATATCACAATCAACACCTAATGCTTTGAGGTTTTCAAAAACATTAATTGCCATACCCCCATTTCCTGTTGTTCTTGTGGGTTTGAAAACTGGAACAGGTGCTTCAGGACTAAGCCTTTCACAAACCCCATATCTGAACACATCACTACAACTATCACCAATTACCAATACTTTTTTATTCATTATAAATTCATTAATATTTTAATTATTTTGTTTTTACCACGTGCAATAAAACAACACTCAAATTATTTTTACCAATAACCCTTTTTTCAAAATTTTTGGGTTCTTGGTTAACAAATTTATTAATTTGATTTAAATCAACATCAGGATAATCAAATGTTAAAATTAAATGACCCCCATCATTTAATTGATGGAGTAAATTTAATATCACAAAAATCCTATCTTTATTTTTTAAATGCTCAATTGTTGAAATATTCAATACCATATCATATTTATCTTCATGTGTTGTAAGAATGTCATAAAAAATATAATCTTTCCCTTCTGGTTTTTTTTCTATTCCAACATAATTATTTCTACCCCAAACATCTGAATGTAGAGCAATTTGAACTTCTTTTTTTATGTCATCACAAAAAGTCAAATGTAAACAATCACCAACATTTAATCCACCACATGACGTATTGTGTATCGACTTGGGTTTTATTTTTTTTATTATATCAAGAACATACTTCCATTCATATATTCTCGACCAATGAATATATTTCGTCTCAAGTGGATATTCATCAGTAATAAATTCATATTTTATTATTTCAAAATTATTCATAACTATATGGATGATATTCAAACATTTTCACAAATGCTTCAAATGTAATATTATGTTTTTTCATAAAATAATTTTTATGTTCTATCGCATATGATGGTAAAACCTTATTTCTTGTAACACCACCATAATGACAAACCCAAGATTCACCAGTGCTTTTTATTTTAAAACCATTATTTAACACTCTATAAACAAAATCATCATCTTAACATTGTTGTGGTGAAAAATTATCATCATAATATCCACCAATTTCATCAACATGTTTTAATTTAATTAACCAAGGATGTACTTGCCTACACTTATTATAAATTTTCTGATATTTTTTTTCTTTAATTTTATTTTCTAAATAATTAATGTTTATTATGTTTCTAGGTAATAAAATATGTGGTTCAAGTATTATAGTTTCTTCATCATCAATATTTAATAATGGTTTTAACCAAACTTTTGGAAAAACCATATCCGAATGTATTTCTAATAAAAAATGAAAATTTTCTTTAATAATCTCATTAAATACCTTAATTCTTGGAATTACAATTCCTTCATTCGTTGAATTAAATATAATGTATTTTTCAACACATAATTCACTTAAATATTTGGTCATATTTTCATTAGAATTATTATCACAAACAAATAATTTAAACTCGTGTTCCAATAAATCTGATTCAAATAATGATTCTAAACAAGGTACTAAATATCCCAAATCATTATATGTTATTAACGAAATTGCAATTTTCATTTATTTATTTGCCCATTAATCCAATTGTATGTTTTTTTTATTCCAACAACCAATGGCTGATTCACTTCCCAACCAATTTTCTCTCGATACAATTTATTATCAGAATTTCTTCCTCTAACACCAGTGGGACATTTGAAACCATATTTATTAAAAAATTCTTCACCACCAATATTATGAATAGATATTTTCTTTCCAGAAATATCAATAGCCATTTGTGCCAATTTATTAATTGTAACCATTTCTTCAGAACCAATATTAACTGGTTCAGTAAAATCACATGCCATTAATTTCTGAACAGCCTCAATACATTCGTCAATATAGAGAAATGAACGAGTTTGTAAACCATCACCCCAAACTTCAATTGTTCCACCATCTGGTGTTTCGGCTACTTTTCTACACATTGCTGCTGGTGCTTTTTCTTTACCACCAGTCCATGTGCCTTGTGGACCAAATATATTATGGAATCTTGCAATCCTAACATTAAGACCATAATTTCTTTCAAATGCCTTATATAATCTCTCACTAAAAAGTTTTTCCCACCCATATTCACTATCAGGTGCTGCTGGATACGCAGACGATTCAACACAATTTGGATTATCTGGGTTTAATTGGTTACGTTCTGGATAGATACATGCCGAGGAACTATAAAATAATTTTTTTATTCCCTTTTTAACGGCTTCATGTGCAACATTTAGATTAATTAATGCCGAATTATGCATCACATTCGCATCATTATTGCCAGTAAATATATAACCAGCACCACCCATATCGGCTGCAAGTTGATAAACCTCATCAAAAGCATTCAAGTCATTCGAATATTGATTCTGTGTTGGTGAAAACATTACTCGTGATACCAAAATTGGATCACGCAAATCACCTTGAATAAATTCATCACAAATTTCATCGTGTTTCCAATGTTCATGATTTTTTATATCAACAATTCTCACCCAATCACCTTGTGACTTAAAGAATTTTCCTAAATGACCACCAATAAAACCGCCACCACCTAAAATTAATATTCTTTTCATTTTCTTATTTTTTTAAATATTGTGCTCTTTCGATACATTTTAATTTATTATCGTAATAATGTTCAACATATTGATGAGTTTCGATTACATTATACTTATATTTATGTATCATCCAACTATGTGCAGTTTGTTCACAAACATGCCAAACATGCACGCCCAAATCTGATACTGGGAAAATATCAACATTAATCATTTGATTAGTGATATCTCTAAATTCTTCCATTGGATAATTTCGAGGCAATCCTAATGTACCGATATTAAATTCCTTAAAATTAGTATTTTTTAGTACGGTTTCGCATACTAAAATTTCACCCATTTTAGGATTTCCTTGATATACATATCTTTCAAATTTCCATACGAACATATCTTTTTCCTCGTTGATATTTGCGGGTAGTGTACCATTCCAAATCAAATCATTATCCATTCTGATAATATATTCGTCTGAATTTTTTATATACATCTGCCACTCAAGTATTGGATTAAACGCAAACCAGTGTTCTCTCCATTTACTAATTTTATCTCCAATATCAATATATGAAACATTTGATAAATCAACATTATAATCTTCCATACATTTTTTCAACAATTCCACATTATTCGTATATAATTCTAATGAAATGTGTGAATTATGTTTTAAAAACGTTGCATATGATGCCGATGAATAAGCAAAAATATCGCTAACATTTCTACTATATACCTTATCTGCCCAAAATCTTCCTGTTTCTTTAACTTTATCGATATCAAAATCGAAAACAAGTGACGCTACTTTCATAATTATTATTTTTATATTCTATATAATTTTAACAGTTTCTAATGCTCTGGCAATCGTTTCGTCCATATTTAAATATTTATATGAACCCAATCTACCACCAAAAACATATTTACTGTCTTTAATTAATAATACGTATTTTTCATAAATTTCTTGATTTCTTGAATCATTAACTGGATAATAGGCGGTCATACCAATTTTCCAATCCTGTGGATATTCTCTGGTAATCACAGTAAAATCTTGCTTACCGAATTCAAAATGTTTGTGTTCAATAATTCTGGTGAAATCATATTTTTCTTCAGGATGAGAAACAACACAAACCCCTTGAAAATCTTTTATTTGTAACATCTCGTCCTCGAATCTTAATGACCTATATTCAAGTGCCCTAAATTTATAATTGAAAAATTCATCAATTGCACCTGAAAAGATTATTTTATCATACTTTGAATCAAAATATTCCCTATCTTCTAAATAATCAACATTTAGATTAACGGGAATTTTATATAAAAGAGATTCAAAAAATTTGGTATAATCGGGCATTCCCTGATATTTATCATAATAATAACTATCATTATAATCCCACCGAACCACTTGTCGTGCCATAATCTCAGGTGGAATGTCTTTCGGGTCTCTATTCCATTGTTTCAACAAATACCCACGATAAAAAATGTTGTAAATCTCTTCTCCAACATTTCCAAGTGCCCATTCTTCAGCATTATTATAAACATCTTTTTTATATTTTTCAGTTACCTCAAACATTTTCTTTTTGGCTTCGCTTGGAGTGGTTACATTCCATAATTGATTTAATGTCATCAAATTAATTGGCATCGAGTATATTCTGTCACCAAATCTTAATTTCATTCTTAATGAAAATTGATTAACTGTGGTATGTTTTAATAGATATTTCCAGACAACATCATTTGATGTGTGAAATATATGAGCACCATATTTATGAACATTAATTCCATCAATATTTTCAGTATAACAATTCCCACCAATATGATTTCTTCTATCAATAACATGACAACCATGTCCCGCATCAGTTAATTCTCTCGCCAAAACAGACCCAAATAAACCCGACCCAACAATTAATATCTTCATTATTGTTTCACGTATTTTTTTATTATTTTTTCAGTATATCCCTTTGGTATGATATTTAAATGATTTAAAATTTTTCCAACCGCTAATGATGGTTCGGGAAAATCATTAATATCTGATTCAATAAATCTCATTCTCGGTTCAATACCTAATTGTTTGGCTATTAAATCCACAATTTCATGTACCAATAATTTTTCAATAAATGGAAATTCCACATATCTATTATCATTCTTCCATTTTTTTACCAGAATATCAATAATTCTCTTCACATCATCAATATCAATCAAACTTTTATATGTATTTTCATACACAGTAATTTCTTGATTTTCTTTAAGTTTATTTATAATGAAATTAACTAATTCATGACTGTTTCCACCACGACCAATAACTTGTGGCAACTTTAAAATTGTATAATAATTCTGAGATTCTCTTATAATCTTCTCAATATTTAATTTATGTTCAAGATATTTTCGTTTCATTATGTTTGAATCAATAAATGAAGAAAAATATACAAAATGTTTATCTTTGTTTTGAGATAGGGTGCTTGTCAATAAATTAATCTCTCTATCAAACTCCTTTATGTTAGTTTCAAACGAATTGGAAACTCCAGCAGCAAAAATAACAAACTTATTATCATCTTTATAATCAGCCATAAACGCTGACGCTATTAATCCATTACCGATTACCATCTCATTTATTTTGTTGCAATAAAATAAAACATATCTCTACCATGTTCTATTCTAATTAAATTGTGAGTATAATTCGATGATTCTAATTTCGGAATTATTGTCTCATTTAACCATTTCAAATTATTTTCGGTATTAAACACACCACCCATTGCCAAAAATATGTTCTTACAATTAAAAAATTTAAGATTTTCAAGTAAAACTGCACGTTCACTAATTGGTACTTCGGAAATTGACCACATTCCGAGAAATAATGAATTACCAGAAACACTATCAATTACATCATGTTTTTGTATATAAACAATATTTTCATTAACGTTGTTTTCACTTAAGTAATATTTTTGAATCTCAAGTAATTCAGGAATATCGTATAAATAATATTTCTTATGATGTCCCCAGACCTTAAACAATCTACACACATTTCCATACCCCCCACCAAATTCTACAATATCGTCAAATTCATTTAATTTGTGTCCAGTTTCTTCCATTAATCTCTGTAATGAGTATGCGTGATGTAAATTATTTTCAGAAGATTCTGAAAATATCACATGTGATTTTGGTTTTAGTATAGTTTCTCTTAGATTTTCTTTCCAAATATTCCAATATTTTGAGGAAATTAAATATTCATATTCAACATTAGCAACATGAGCAATCATGGTTTGTTGTATTTCCCCCCAATTTTGAAAATTGGATATATTTTCGTTTTTTAAATGATTTTGAATGCCCTTCCTCATTCCTTCCCAAAAACCTAATTTAATTTCACTCATAATGTCCCTCTTTTATTAACATCAATATTATGTTTAAGAAGAATTTTACCTAATTCCAATCCATATTCCCTCATATTCCATTTTCCTTTCACAACTGCCGTTGAAATATATGGATAAACATTACTGTCGTGATGATTACTTCCAATCTTCGGTTCATTATCGTAATGATATAAACCTTTCATATTTAAACGAATCATCGTATTACGATAATCAGCATCAGTTTCAAGCCAACCCTTACTCGCAGCAATATTCATTAATTTAATATAATCATCTGTTTTCCAGATGGTTGCTTGCATTGAAAATATATTTTCATTAGTCGATTCAATTTCATAGAGATTATCAAACAGTTTTTTTGTCCCTAATTTTCCTGATTTTAAAAGTCTAACAAATGAATAATCAGACCCCGCTAATTGTTGTCGATATATTTCAAGAACATCTTCTTTCACATCAGAATATAAGAAAAAGTCTTCCTGTAAATAAATAAAAAACTCAGCACCAAATTTTGTTAATGCGTCTACCCAAACCTTATAATAAGGTTCATCATTTGAGTATTTATGAAAATCATCAATCTGAACATTTACATCGTAATCAGAAATTACATATAATGGAAGATTACAATGTTTTTTGTTTTGATTATAAAATGGTAGAAAAACATCAACACAATTTGAATTAGTATATACTACTTGTGCTACCATATACAAACCTTTTTTAGTGTATCAGCACCCCTGAGATAACCTCTCGTAGCACCAAGACTCATATAATTATCTAATGTTGAACCCGTATCTAGATATGTGTTATTTGGTGATGATTTGAAACACTCAAGAATTAAGATATTCGAAAACGGTCCTGCACAAAACAGGAACATATGATTTTCAATTTTATTATCTTTAATATATTTCTTCATTTCATCAACTAACCTATAATCACTCATCCAAGCATTAGTACCAATTGTAAATGTTTTGACGATTTTATCTCTAAACGGCAAATCATAAGTAATTGCTTTTTTATTAACTACCATAACAACATTATAATCATTAAATAATGGCAATATTTTATCAACATAAAGAGGATAATTTGAATTAACAAAAATATTACCCCATGTCAGATGTTCATCATCCTGACCAGTAAGTTTTTTGAGTCTTTCATGTTTTTCATTACCCACACAACATCTACATGCAATTCCAACATAATAAGAATCGGCTTTATATTGTGCAGATTCCATTAATTTTCCTCTAAAGAACTTATGTTGTTCTTGTTTAGGGTCATATATGAATTCACCATTCATTTTATTTCTAATATCTATGAACTCATTAAATAAAATAATCATTTCACCATCATTATTTCTTGAAATCGCAAATGGTTCGTGATTTTTTATCTTATTTTGGAATTTATTAAATTCTGTTTTAAAATCTTTCATTATTTTATATTATTTACGGTTTTCCAGCCATTATTAATACAATATACACAAATATCCCCCCTCACATTAATATGATTTACAATTCTCCAAGAAGAATTGACATCCATACCAACACTCATTCCTGTCTGATAATCAGTACACCAAACATCCTTATTATTTTCTGGATGCGGGGGGACAAAAGTGTTAATTCCACCATATTTTTGTGCAAGATATGAAAACATGATATCCTCACCATTATCCCATGTAAATGGTTTTTCATACCAAAAATATTTTGCCCATTCTTGTCTAAAAAACCAAGCATGACCAACCAAATCAACTCGTTCTGTTTTATTTGAATGTCCACCATTCCATCCAAATTTATGGTGGGGGTGATATCCTTTACAATCAATTACAACACCACTACCACCAAGAATTCCATTACTTTCAGACTTTTCAATTGTTTCTAAACAATTTTTAAACCAATCTTTTTGCGGAAGTAGATCATCATCAAACATTGCAACATATGGTGTTCTTAACATGAGTGGTATTGTAAATCGACCAAAAAATTTCGTATTCCAATTACATGCATACGTTCTAATATTTTTATCAATCGGGAAATATTGACCGACATCAGATTTATTATACCAAACATGAATATTTTCTGGTTTTACTTCAACAGATTGTTCTCTTATTGCCTGAATTTGTTTTTCAAGCATATGTGGTCTTTTATAAACATT